CAACCCGCCGATTGCCGTCGTCAAGCCTGACACCATTTCCTATGACACGGCCTTTGGTCGCGGCCTGGACACAATGGAGTTTTCAGTCCTGTGCATCGTAGGCCGAGTTGATGAGCGCAGCGCTCAAGCAACCCTAGATGCCTATTGCGCCACAACTGGCACGGCCAGCATCAAGGCTGCTATTGAGTCGGATGCAACCTTGGGCTCGGCTATCTCAGATCTCCGCGTCACCGCGATGCGGAACTACACGTCGCTCAACGTCGGTGACGTGACCTACCTAGCGGCAGAGTTCGCCGTGACGGTCTACGCACAATAAGGAAAGGGCAACCCCATGGCAAAGTTCGTCGCCACCGATTACAGCATCACCATCAACGGCACCAACTTCAGCACGTCGCTGGCATCCGTGGATCTCACCGTCGAATCGGATGACGTGGAGACCACCGCCTTTGGCGCTGATTACCGCACCCGCGTTGGAGGATTGAAGCAAGCCACCCTGACTCTGGATTTCCACCAGGATTTCGCGGCTGGAGCTCTCGATGCAACCCTCTGGCCGCTGCTCAACACATTGGCCACCGTCGTCATCAAGCCAACAAGCGCTACAGCAGGAACCTCCAATCCGTCCTACACCGTGAACTGCCTGGTCAATCAGTACCAGCCGTTTGCCTCGGCAGTTGGCGATCTCGCAACCTTGTCCGTGACCTGGCCTGTCTCGGGCAGCGTCGTGCGCGGCACTACCGCTTAGTCAGGAAGGAACCTGCGCGATGCTTACCTTTTCTTTAGGCGTGGACTACCTCGATGGGTCGGGGGCAGAAACGATTGCATCTGTCCCCGACTTCATTGAGTTTGAGCGCAAGTACGACAAGCCGGGAATCGTGGCGCTTACTGGCCAGGACGGACAGCCAAGGATTGAGTGGCTGCTGTTCCTCGCCTGGGCAAGCCTCAAGCGCAACGGCGCAGCACTTCCCAACTTCGAGGAGTGGTGCGCAACCGTTGGTGGAGTTCGCCTGGGCAAGGAGGAGGAAGTCGTCCCTTTGGAGAGCAAGCAGCCCATTGGCTAATCGTGCATCTTTCCTACGAGTGGAAGGTGCCGCCGTCGGCGCTGCTCAATGAGTCACCGCGCATGTTGGCAACGATGCAACGCTACCTACGGTGGCGCAATACACAGATGGCGAAAGGGTTGCGCCGATGATGGGTGTAGACGTACGCGGCGTCCCTGAGCTGATAAATCGAATCAGCAAGTTCGACAAGGATGTCTACCAAATCCTGACCAAGGAAATCCGGCAGGGCCTCTCCGCTGTGTCGGACGATGCACGCCAGCGCACGCCTTCGGGACGCGCCTTGGATGGCTGGGGTCCTTGGAACGAGGCCACGGGCAAGAGTGGCCAGGTTGGTGCTGTAACGCTGAATACAGGCACACGCGCCCTGGGTTTCAGCGGCGGCGACGTCAAGCGTGGAATCAAGCCGCAGGCTGTCCGTCGCAGTAAGCGCGGCCAGGTCGTCGCCTTCTCCGGCAGAGTTGTGACGATGACCCCGGCGGGCGCAATCTTCGCAGTGGCCGGCAGCCGCGATGCGAGCGACAGTTTCACAAGTGCGCTGAACCGTAAGCACGGAACGCGCTGGCCTCGCACACTTACTGATGCGCTGTACGCCAAAGGCCCACAGGGGCGTGAAGCGACCGAGCAAGCCATACAAAGGGCGGCAGCAGCCGTGGGAGGTAGGAGCGTCTAGTGGCCAAGGCACCTATCAACGTCACGATCACAGGCGACTACAACGACCGCGACATCCAGCGTGCAATCAACGATCTGAACTCGCTGAAGCGTGGTGGCGCTGACACGGGCGCTGCCATGGGTAGTTTCAGCAAGGTCTCTGGCATGGCCTTTGCGGCAGTCGGAGCTGCTGCCTTCGCTGCTGGGGCTGCTCTGACCAAGTTTTTCACCGACTCCATTGGCGCTGCCATGGAGGACGAGAAGTCCATGCGGTCTCTCCAGGTGGCCATGGAGAACATGGGCTTGGCAGCGCAGAACGCGCCTGTTGAGGATTTCGTCAAGCGACTGTCGCTTGCTACAGGTGTCGCTGATGATCAACTGCGCCCTGCCTTGCAGCGCCTCATCACGGTCACGGGCGACGTTGAACAGTCGCAGGCATCCCTCTCTCTGGCGATGGATATTGCCGCAGGCACGGGCCGCGATCTTGACCAAGTGACGATGGCCCTAGCTCGGGCACACACGGGCCAGTTCACCGCGCTCAACCGCCTCGGTGTCGGTCTGGATCAAGCGACGCTCAAGGCCAAAGACATGGACAAGATCACGGCAGCGCTCACGGATAAGTTCTCGGGCCAGGCGGCTGCCGCGGCGGATACCTACGCAGGCCGCATGGCTCGTGTCCAAGTCGCAGTCGGTGAAGCGCAGGAGGAGATCGGCGTCGCGCTGCTGGAGGCCATTGAGTCGGTCACCAATGCCAGGGGCGGCCCTGATGGGTTTATCACAACTATTGACCACGCAGGCGTTCGCATCGCTGACTTCATCCGTGGCATAACTGTTGTCGTAACTGGATTGCAGGACATCGCTACTGGCGCACAAAACGCCTTTGGGCCACTAAGTCTTGTCGCCGATGGCTTCGAGTTCATAGATCGCACCAGCCCCGTGGGAACGCTCAAGATGGTGTTCGGGGCGCTGGCCGACATGGGTGCCGAGTCGCGTGCGGCAGCCGATGAGCAGCGTGGGATGGCATCGGCCACAGTTGCCGCTGGACGAGCAGCAGGTAGCGCTATCGGACCGATAGACGATCTGACAGATGCGACTGATGACACGGGCAGCGCCGCGCGCTCCTCGGCCAAGTCCTACGTCGCCCTCTTTGAGTCCATCGTCAATGCGGCGCGCGTGGCTCGTGATTTCGCCAATACCTCCGGCACGGTCACAAGTGCCATACGCGAGGGCGTCGAAATGGGCGGCATCAAGGACTTCTGGAATACATACTCAGAGGGCGCACGCGGCGCGACGCGTGCTGCGCGTGAAGCCAAGCAAGCCATTGATGAAGCAAATGACGCGGCATCGCGGCGTCCGTCACGTCCTGCCCCTGCCGCTGTTCCGGTGACTGGCTCTGCCGCTGACCAAGTATCGAATGTGATTACAGTCATGGCACCCGCTCCGGTTGATGCCTTCCAGCGCGCATTTGATGACCCTGAGATTCGAGCTATTCGTGAATCTCTCGATGCGCTCTATGGGCCAATGCCATTCGCTGAGGGTGGTGTTGTAACACGCCCCACACTTGGCCTCGTCGGTGAGGCTGGCCCAGAGGCAATCATCCCGCTGGATCAGATGGTTCGGATGGGGAATATGACCAACCTGACCATCAATGTCACGGCAGGCATCGGCACCGACGGGGCCGAGGTTGGCCGTCAGATCGTGGACGCCCTGCGGCAGTACCAGCGCCGTAACGGCCCTGTGCCGATCTCGGTGGCCTAATGACGACCAAGGTCATATTCGCCTTCGACCAGAGCGCAGGCGGCACGACTAACTTCTTTATCCTGGACAACGCCGTGCGCGGCGTGCTGGACAACACCACCTTCACCTTGGGCGGGTCGTTCTCCCTGGTAGACGTGACGCAGTACGTCCGTAACGTCAGCATCAACCGTGGACGCTCGCGGGTGATTGACCGTACACAGGCAGGCTCGGCGACGATTGTCCTCGACAACCGGGCGCGACTGTTCGACCCGCTGGCGGGTACGGCGATCAGCCCCTACTCGTCGAGCATCGTGCCCCGCAAGAACGTCACGATCACGCACTACGACCAGCCGATCTTCACCGGGCTGGTGGACGACTGGCAGTTGGACTACGACAAGTCAGGCGACTACACCTCAACGGCGATCTGCGCTGACGGCTTCCTGCAACTAGGCCAGGCTACGGTCGGCACGACGACTAAGACGTCGCAGCTCTCCGGCGCTCGTGTGTCGGCGATTCTGACCGAGGTGTCCTGGCCGTCGGGTTCCCGCGACATTGACACGGGCTCGGCCACGCTTCAGGCCGACACCCCGGCAGCGAACACCAACGCCCTGGACTATCTGCAAGACGTCAGCGACACGGAGTTCGGCGCGTTCTACATGAGCCGCGCAGGGCTGGCCACGTTTCAGGACCGCAGCGCGTTACAGAACTTCACGGCCACGACGCTGCTGGGCGGTACGGGTATCCCGATCACGTCGTTCTCGGTGGACTACGGCGCGGAGTCGCTGTTCAATCAGGTCAGCCTGACCCGGCTCAACGGCGGCACGGCGACGGCGACAGACTCGACCTCGCAGACTGCCTACGGCGTGAACCGCCTGACCAAGACGGGCCTGCTGTTCTCGACGGACGCCGCCAACAGCGACATGGCGACCTACCTGCTCAGCCTCTACAAGGACCCCAAGTTCCGCATCTCTGAGGTGTCCATTGCGATGGACGGCCTGACGGTGGCCCAGCGCACGACGGTGGCAACCCTGGACGTGACCTCGACCCTGACGGTGACCATTACTCCGACGGTCGGCTCGGCGATCACGCAGTACGGCGTGGTGGATCGCGTGGTTCACAACATCACGCCGGGACGCCACGATATGGTGCTGTCGCTGTCGCAGGCGCAGCCTGGGTTCATTCTCAACGATTCCGTGTTCGGTGTGCTCAACGATGACCCGTTGGGCTTCTAGGAGGTTTCCATGCCTGGTGCTGGCCGTCTGACCTTCTCGGCGGGACAGGTCCTTACCGCCGCGCAGGTGCAGGACTATTTGCAGGACCAGATGATTATGAACTTCAGCGGGACAGCAGCACGCGCCACGGGCATCCCGACCCCATCAGCGGGAATGTTGGCGCACATCGGTGGTGGCACGGTGACCGTCTACAACGGCACCGCTTGGGTGAATCTCTAAGGAGTAGGCAATGCCAGGTGCAGGTCGTCTCACGTTTTCGGCTGGACAAGTCCTCACAGCGGCGCAGGTGCAGGACTACCTGCAAGATCAGGCCGTAATGAACTTCAGCGGCACGGCGGCGCGTGCAACAGGTATCCCGACTCCCTCCGCTGGCATGGTCACGCACATCGGCGGTGGAACCGTGCAGGTCTACAACGGTACGGCGTGGGTGGCGTTGGGTGGTGTGCCTAATGCGGTGCTGTCGAATACTCCCAGCGGGACGTACTCATCCGGCGGGACGTCCTATGCGTTCTACGAGTTCACCGCCAGCGGCACGGCGACTGTCACGACGGCGGGTTTCGCTGACGTGCTTGTTGTGGGGGGTGGGGGTGGGGGTGCCGCTGGCGGTGGTGGCGCTGGGCATCACTACGAATTGGCGAATGCGTATTTGCCGAGTGGCAGCCTTACAGTTACGGTGGGCGCGGGAGGCACCACAAGTAACAGTTATCCAAGTCCCGGCAATGGTTCACGACTCGGGAACATCGTTATCGCATCAGGCGGCGGCGGCGGCGGAGGTAACCTCGTTCCGCCATCGACTAATGGCGCATCAGCAGGTGGAGCAGGACTAGACACAACAACCCCAACCCCGACTGCGTCAAT